CCTCGTTGAGGTACAAGGGGAGATCGAACGAGCGCGGGGCAATCCAGCGGCGCTCGTAGTTGGTGGCGGTTTCGGGCATCGGCTCGTTGCGGCCGGTGATTTCCGATACCTCGATCGGATCCAGGTACTGAACCGGCGACACCTTTTCGCCGGTGTACATCGCGGTTTCAAACTTGTCGACGATCTTCGTGCTTGTCTGCTGCAGCGCGAGTTCAAGGTTCGTCGAGTACTGCTTGGTGTACAGCTGAGCTTCGGACATACGAAAGCCCCTCCATGAAATTGTGGTTTCTGGTTTGGGGCTTGTCCGGAGATCCGGGGCCTATGTTTGCGACTTGCCCTTGGCTGACCGGCCTTCTGCTGGGGTCCCTTGCGGGGATTGTCCCGAGTCCTGCATCACCCAATCGAAAAGCTTGCCGCACCGGACCAACGAATCCTCTTCGTCGGTCCGGCTGTAGGCTAAATGTAAGCACGCCAACCGTATTTCCGCAACAGATGCGGCGCGAATTGGTTCGGGCATGTCATCCGCCCGCGCTCAGGCGAATCAGCCGCTGCATCTCCGCACGCGCAGCTGGGTCACCGTCGTAGTACTTCTTGCCCCACTCCGGATCCGCCTTAAGCCGGTTGATTTCGGCAGTCGCGGTCTGTGGGGTCATGGCCTGCGGAGGCGCAGCCTGGGCGTGCACCATCGGTGCCTCCGCGAAGGACTCACCGACCTTGACCAGGAACTCCGACGCCTTGCGCGTGCCCATCGCCCGTTCCAGCGATTCGAGTGCGGCGGCATCGAGGCCGAATTGCGACGCGGCCCGGCGCCCCATCTCCACCTTTGGCTCGAACTGGTTGCCCCAATCCTTCTTCATGCCGTTCACGTCGAGCTGGCGCTTCTGCTGGAACTCGTTCTCCATGGCCTCCATGCGCGCCTTGACACCGTTCGTCTGGAACTCCACCAGCGCCGCGGCCTGCTTCGGGGAGAGGCCGAGATCGTGGAACGCTTTCGCCGCCTCCTTGGCGAACGCGGGGTCCAGGCCTTCAATCTTCTCGAGGCCGTAACCGTCTGGGGTCTCCGGCTTGCCAAGCGCCCGGTGCACAACGTCCCACGCCGTCTTGTCGTTGGGATCCTTGGGAATGGGGAGCTTTTCACCTCCCATCAACTTCTCGATCTCGCGGTAGCTGGATGCCATCGCAACCGGCGAATCCCAACCCTTCTTCTGGACCCACTCGCGGGTGGTGGGGTCGAAGGAGTCGAGGAAGCTGGACGCGCCGCCGCCATCGGTCGGAGCGGGGTTTTGCGGTGCAGCCCCTGGAGCGGGGGCCGGTGGGGCTCCTCCGTCTCCGGGTTGCCCGCCGAACAGTGAAGCCACGGACCCGGTATCGTCTGCCATGATGTTTCCTTACAGTTTTTGACCCGTGTGGGGGTCTAATCCCAGTGCATTTGCGACGCGTAGCCACACCTCGCGCCTTGCCTCCGCCACAAGCGTAGCGTGGATGTCGATACCTTGAGGACCTACAACGATGCAGGTCTCCCCAGCTCGGCAAAATCTCCGTAGGTCTTCGAGCGCTTTTTGCCCTGCCCCGCCTGCGAACGCCGCTTGGTAAGAGGCTCGAATAGCCTCTATTTCCTCTTCTGGAGCCCGATACTCTTCCATCATACGTTGACGCCTGGGGCGGTTGCGTAGGCCTGTGCCTGTGCCAGTGAACGGGCAGCGTTGGCCGCAACGTCAGCACCCTGGAGCACTGCCGCCGCTTGGTTCTGCTGCTGCTGCTCAGCGTTGCGCTTGTCAGCGTCAGCCTTATCGCGCAGGATGGAAGGCTTCACGCCCTGTGCATCAGCGATCACGCGGAGGAGTTCGTCGGCGTCAACCGAGTTTACCACGGTCGGGTCGTACTGCGCCACCGCGCCCACCGCCTCGATGAACCGCAGGGCCGCGACGCCTTGGCCAGCCTTCTGTGCCAGGGAGATCGGTGAAGTGTACTTGATCTCGTAAGCGCCTCCCTGCTCTTCCAGGGATTGCGGCATGCGAGGAAGCTGGCGGGCCATTTCCAGGATGTCAAGCTCCCGTTCGATCAGGGGGCCAAGGAACGAAGCCTCGAAGTTCCCGGCGACCGGACCGAGTAGTTGCCCCTTCTCTTGGGCGCGCTGCATCACTTCCTGGGCGGTCATGTTGCGCCGGTCTTCGGCAAGGATCTCGAAGAGGGAGACGAAGAACGAATCGTGAATAGTGGCTCGCTCGCGGTCCATCATCTCCAGGGACAGCGAAATGTTTCCGCCGGCCTGGAGCGGGATAACCTGGGCCTTGCCGTCCTTCACACCGTTTTGTACGACGGCTCCCGGGATCGCGGCGAACGCCTGGAGCGACCCATCCATCAAGAGCGTCGGATCGACTGCCTTGTGGGATGCCCGGAGCGTCGTCTTCTTCATCTCGTTCAGCATCTTGATCGTCGCCAGGCACTGCATCGCCGGGGATCGCCCGTATGTCTCGCCGGGGGATGTCGAGAAGCGGGCGATCGCGAACGGGAATTTGCGGTACCCGCCTCGCTGGATCGTCTTCTTCGAGGTCACGCAGATGTCGTAGCTGGCCCACTCCATACCCTCGAAGTCCTTGCGCCATCCTTTGATTTCACCGTTGGGGCAAACCTTCTGTACGAACGTGAAGCGATCTCCAGGGCGAGAGCCGGCGCGCTCGCGGATGATCTCGGGGGTCTTGTCTCCGAACTGCTGCAGGGCCTGGCGCGCGGTCAAGGAATATTCCCGGTAGACCGTGTCGATCTGGCCTTGCCAGTTCTCCTCCATCCACACTTCGCGCAGCGGGATGCAGCGGTACTTGATGCCGACGCCCGAGTCCATGATGGCCATGATCGCGGTACCGTAGGCGCCGACGGACTCGTAGGCCTCGAACATCTGGCCAGGGAACCCGCTGGTCGGCGAGTAGCGCGCCTCGAACAGGATGCGCGTCACGTCGTCCAGGTAGACGTTCTCGGCGTGCCCTTCCTGGCCCGGCGCGTCGAGTTTGTGCCAGCGCTCGTTCTGCGGTGTCAACAGGCTTGACATCGTGGCTGCGAACCTGGAGAGGTCGATGCGGGCTGTCGAGTCGAAAGCTTTGATTCCGCGCTTCTCGCCCTTGCCCGGCTGGTTCGCGCTGAACCCGGTCTGCGTGCCGACGTACTCGGCGACTTCGTCCCACTGCGCATCGAACGCGGATCGCTCGCTCTTGAGCTGGGAGAGGCGCGCGAGCGCTTCGCGTGCGGTTTCGTCGGATTCCATCACTGGCCCAGCTTCGTCTTGGCGGATGCAACGCCTTGGGCGCCGAACATCTGCGCGAGGCCGGTTCCCTGGTAGCGTGGCGCGACGGCGCGCACGTTGGACTCGGCGGTGCGGGCTCGCGCCTGGTCTTGAACGAGAGAAAGATCATTACTCAGCATTCGCGATCTAAGCGACGCGTTTGAGTTCCCAATTAGAGCGCGCTGCTGCTCAATTGTCCCAGCGGATAATCCTTTTTGGAACTCTGCGTTTTCGTTTGCGAGCGCTTTTCTTCTCTGTTCATCCGCAGAAAATGCCGACATGATTCGTCCCCCTTTCCCCAAATCTACCCGAAATAGTTGTATTCCGCGAGAGCGGTGTTTCGCGGCTGCGGCATCACCCCCCGCATCGCTTCGACCGGCGTTGTTCGGCGAACCACCGGCGCAGCGTAGGTCAGGGCCAGGGCGTCGGCTACGTCAGGGCTCCCACCGTGGCGCTCGCGGATGTCGTCCTTGGACTCCAGAGCCAGGCGTTCCGAGATCTTCTCGTAGCAGCACAGCGGCCATGTGAGTTCGTCCACCAACTGCGGCTCGTTGGGAAGCTCCGTTCCCTCAACGAACGCATCGCGCATCCGCCCCCACATCTCGGCGCGCTTGTTCGCGTACTTCGCGGGATCAAGCGCCTTTCCTGCAGCCTGGACGTCCATCACGAGTTGAGGCCCGAGCAGCTGGCGCAGCCGGTCCACCACGCCGGCACCCATGCCGACGCCATCCACGAAGATCGCATCCGGCCGCCGTGGGTCGTTCTGGAAGCGGGCTGCGATCTTCTCGCAAAGCATCATCGTGTTGGGCTCGCGGAACCCGAACACCTCGTGGACCTTGCGTCCCTCGCGGATGGCCAGCGCGGACTTGTCCAGGCCATCGCGTGCCACGTCGAGCCCCCAGACGATCGGCTCCCCGTAGGACAAGACGGCGCGGTACTCGCGGCACCTTGCGACGAGTTGGCCGGTGATGAACGCTTTGAACCCGGTGACGTCCGGGTCGTTGTAGTACTCCTGGCGAAACACCGCCTCGCCCATGTCGTCGCCCCACCGCGTCTTGAGCTGGGCCAAGATCTTGTCGAGCTGGGACTGGGTGAAAACACCCGTTTCGTCCACGGTCAGGCACTGGTAGAACCAGTCGGGATCCTTCTTGGCGTACTCCCCGAGCTGGTAGAAGTGGTTTCGACCGCGAACGGTGGAAATGAACATTGCCCACCCGCCCGATTCTTCGATCATCGGCTGCATGTAATCCCACGCGGAGGGATCGGCCAGCGCGAATTCCGAGAAGACAAGGCCACGCGTTCCAGCGCCCACGAGTTTGTTGTAGGAGTCCGACCCGGCCACCTGCCAGGACGAGCCACCCTTGAATCGGATGAACATGTCCTTGTCGCGCGGATCGTTTGCCAGGATCTCGCGAGGAAACGCCCGGTCGATTCGGCGCGTCCGGGAATGGGCGTCCACCGCGTCCCAGATCGCTTTCCGGCCCTGCCCGTACTCCGGGAGGCAATGCCAGTACATGCCGGTGTCGCGCATCGCGGAGACGGATGTCCAGGAAAGGGAGTAATCATCCTTTCCGGCTCGTCGGTGCCA